ACTACCATTTTCAGTTACTCTAAATGGTATTCCATCACCACTAACAAAAGATATACATTGAACACCGTTACAAGTTAATCCTGTGTGACCACTAAGCGTGTACATCATTGGAAAATTAGCGTCATGAGCATAAACATATGATAGATGTAAATTCCAATTGAAATATGGGGCATTTATAGGTGTAATCGTATTGTGTAAGGTAGACCCTGTTGTTCCTGTTATTGTTGTTGTAAATCCTGTAAAGGCATAATAATCATCTACTTTTGGCGTTGGTATAGTTTCACGAAGAACATCTTGTCTTAAAAATGCAAATTCGTTATATGGTAAATATCCTTCGAAATTTCCATTAGATCCATCACCAACAAGAGCAAGCCTTTGAAGTAAATAATCATATTGAGTGCCTCCGCTGTACATATTACGAAAAACCATTTTTATTTTTCCATATATCTTATAATTTTTACTTTCTTGTCTTTCTGTATTAAATAATTCAGCAACATTCAATACAACATCCCTGTCATCGTTGGTTAATAATTTTCTATTACCCTGAAGCGTTACAGAAATTGACATTTCTTCGCTTGGTGCCTTTTCGTATCTTTTTTCGGGATGTAAAATTCTTTTCTGTTCCATTATTCAATAGGTTTAAATGCCCCTTTAGGGCCAAATCGTTGTATTAATAAATCCAAACCTGTTTTACCTGGCCTTAACCCAAAATAAAACATAAATGGCGTTGATAGAATTTGTTTATTATCAATATACGGATCACGACTTGCCATTATACTATATGATCGATCTGGCGTCCAATCTGATGTCACATTAAATGCATTTGACCAATCTCCACCCTCACCCAATCTAATATATAATCTACCACCTGTTGGATCCATTATAGTTCCACCCGTCGCAATCAAAAGTGTAAATCCGTGATTCATACTTTGATAAACTTGTTTTGTGTTAGCATCTGAACTATAATTTGGATCTGAAGTTAAAACAACAACATCAAATTCTTCTGCTCCGGGGGCGCTTGCTGTTATTCCTGTTACTAAATAACCTGGAAAATCATAACTCATTGGTGGTAATAAGTATGGGTCATCAGGATCAGTTAATCCGTTTGGTATAAATTGATTCCATTTATAGTTATATGTCATACCCTGTAAAAATGATGTATGTATACGACTATAATCCCAACATTGGTCATCTAATTGAGTTATATCGTGAGGGCCAAATCCTGTACCTTTTTTATCCCATAGATAAAATGGCACTTTTTGTGAACATTCGGTAAGAAATCCCGGAGCATTTAAACATTGTCTTATTCGCACACCATCATCTTCATATTTTAATGTTATGGGTGTTGGCCCATATGTTCCTGTAAAATTTTGAAACACATTAATATCTCCTGGCGCTTCCGGATCTAATGTTGATATACTATATCCAGCATATTTTTGATTTTGTAAATCAAATCCATCTATTCCCACTTCACTATTTACTGAAATTAATTGTGAAATATCGCCATTAAATATTTTTCCTCTAAAGCCATTACTTGACTGTGCATAAAATCCATCATTTTTGAAGAAATCCCTAATTTGCATATCCGAATCTTTAACATCCATTTTATAGTTAACAGCAAATGCCACTAACTCGCCAAATGTTTTAAATGATGTTGGCCCGATTGAGCGAGAAACGGAACAATTTGGATCTAACGATGGATCAAAACATATTTCTTTAATAAATTCATCCCTTGGCCCTAAATCAACAAATGTTGTTGGATGCGCAATGTATTTTAAATTACCTTTTTCGTTATCCGTACCCCAAACCTCAGCATTTGGATTCAAATCATAACGGTATGGGCAAGACCTGTAATAAAACCTTTCGTCTTCTGCTGAATATCTAACAACAGTTTGACAAGCTTTTACTTTCTGGCCATCTTTTTTATCTTTAATTTTCGCCTTAAATTGGAAGAAATATAATGCTCCAGATAACCAATTATCTATAAATGCAAAATTAACAACACCACCACAAAAATTCAATCCAATAACTTTTCTTCTATACCATTCCCTTAATGCAAATGCGTTTTGTCTACAGTGACCATCAATTGATGGAACTATTAAAAATACACCGTCCCTAAATTCGGAATATCCGGTTTTTGTTTTTCTATTATATCTTTGGTCAGATATATTACTAAATTCGTAATAACGGGGTAATCTTCCTTGTCCGGGTTTATAGAAAACAGTTGCACCTATTGACCACTCACTTCCGAATGTCGGCTTTGTTGTCGATTCTTCGATTCCGGGTGTAATACTATTATTCAATCGTTGTGAAATATCTGGTAATTCTGGATTTTCATACTTCGTTGTACCGCTTATCCACAAATATGACTGCTTGATATGTTTTTCATTATATACGGTATCATACATTTCACAACCTTCTTCAACGGTTATACCGGTATACGAACCAACAGGAATTTTTGGAAATTCTCTATCAATTATATAACCATAATATCCACTTGTTATTTGATTATTTTGAAAATATGTTGAGCCGCTTTCAATACCAAATAATGATTTTACTTGTGTATCTGTAAAACAAAATCCTGTAATTGGCGTTGCATTAACCGTATAAGTTCCTATTGGGTATCGTGAGAAATCAACAGTGGTGCCTGTAATATAAAAGTCGGTTGAACCAATTGGAGCACCTGTATGACCACCCATATAGATATAAAATCTTGGATAAATTGTACCATAAGAATTAGGTGTTGATAATGAATTCATTGCCAAATATCCGCTTGTTGATATTTTATATGATCCACAACACTCTGAATTTCCATCACAATCCCTTGCGCCACCCGATGGATTATATATTGATGTTCCGGGGTCTGTTGATTCATTAATACCCGTTGCCCCCACATTTGTTGGTAATATAAAGTATGTGTATCCCGTTGCGCCTGTTACGCCAACGACATCAATTCCAAGTTCAGCAATTTTACAAAACGCATTTGGGTCAAATCCTTGTGTAACTGTTTCATCATCATTTGAACATAAATCACAAGTATCATATATTGTTAATGGTAATTCTATTTGTCCCGCTGCTTGAACATTAAACGCTGCATCTAATATTTGTTCAGATAATGTTTCGAATGGTTTCCATCCAAAAATATCGATATTAATAACATTGCTAATTGTTTTTAAAATTGAACCTATAAATTCGTATGCAATTAATGATATTGATGAGAACACAAATTGCAAAAATGCTAATACCAATGACAATAATAATTGAAAATTAAATGATGTGTTCTTAATTCCCATATTTGTTGGAAATGTTACCACACTACTACTACAATCCTTATCTTCTGATGGTACAATATCATTTATTCCCAACATTCTTTTTGGGGAATCAAATAACATACTTTGAAATGACGATACGGTATAAACTTTACCATATTGAAATCTATAAAAATAGTCTTGCGGGTAGTAATCACCATCCACATTATTTAATATCATTCCTTGAGCATCTTGTGGATAACCAGAAAATTGTAATGACCACGCATATGATCTATCTTCATCCCCCTCAAATTCTCGTATGTTTGGAACGAGATACGACGCCCTTGCCCTTACTCTTTCAAGTCCTTCATCGGTTAAGGTAAATCGTAATCGATAGCACGAAGATGTTGGAATACCTTTATTTGGGTCATTCGTATAGTCATTTTCACCAAATTCTGTGGTGTATAAAAAATCCCTATTCATTGGAAGCCTGATTGCGAATGAACCATCGTCATTAATTTCATCCGTAACCGTATATTCTTCCAATACTGGTAGATTATGTATATCATAGTTATTACTAAATCGAATTGCATCAATATTTCCCGCATTTGTCACAAAAGAACATTTTTTACTCATATTCTTTCGTGGTTTACAGTTTTTATTTATTGAATTCTTTCCGTCATCGGTAAATGTTCCACCAATTACCATTGCGCTTGGCTCAACTTTTAATCCTCTTTCAGATAAGTCAAAATCCACCCTTGTAATTCCGATTTCACACAAATCTTCACTACCCCAGAATGGATAAACTTCTATTCCTTTATCAAATGTTATAATTTGTGGTAATGAATCAAGGTCTTCACTTGTTTTAAACTCATATGCGGATTTAAAATCATCAATTCCAAACCCCTTTCTTATGAAATCGTCTGGCCTTAATGAAAAACAACCCATATCTGATACATCTAAGTCAACATGAATTAGTTGTTCACCTAATGGAACACCCCAAATCATAAAGTCGCCAGCATCGTTTGTTTTTACAGTGTATTTGTAGTAATTTTCATACACTTCAAGTATATCTTCCCTTGATAGTATATCATTTTGGTCTGGAAATGTTCCAGTTGCTGCGTGCCCGCTATGTTGTCTTCGAGCGGGTAATAGATTATATCTAAACCCTTCTTCTGTTTTATCCCCATATGATTTATACGGATATAACGCAGAAATAACCGGGTCTTCTTCGTGTTCTGTTAATTGAGGAATAAAAATGGACACTCTGGCGTTTGGTACACCATATCCATTATTGACGGTAACTCTTCCACATACAACGCCATAATCAGCACATAATGATGTGTATATATCTTGTTGCGATAATTTTAATGATAAAATTTCTAATAATCCAAACTCTTGTTTGAGTTGAACATTTATTTTGTGGTCTTTACCAATTTCTGTTCTGATTCTTTGTTTTTGTTCCATCTACAATAAATAGAAACCAATCTATTTTTTTGTATAAGATAAAGAAAAAACAAATTAATATGTAGTGGATGCGAGTGTTTTAACTCTAATTCTAATATCTGACGATGGATACCTTACTTGGAATATTTGATTTGACTTCATATAGATAGTCATATCAGTTTGTGATATCTCTTTTGTTGTATCATCGACATATGGTTGAGCAACTTCTGCTGACGAATATTTTCCACCTATTAAGTTGAAAAGACGAACATCTACGACATTAACAACGCCAGCAACATTACCAATTTCTCTTTTTAAGTCACCAACAAATAATGGATCCCCCATTTTTCTTTTTGAAATGTCAAAAAAGTCGGTAATTGTTGTAATTGCTTGCTTCGCAATATCAGTTTGACTTTCATTCTTATTGATAATTACATCAACTTCAACCGCCAAGTCCACAACTTCCCCCGCTACAATGTCAATATAGTCATTCAACATCCTGTATTTTGCAAGATAGTTTAATATATTGGACTTTAATGTATTAGATACCAAATCTGTTAGATTCCCCTCTGCGTCATATGACACAAGTTTAATTCTAACTTTGTTATCTTCTTCCATTACATTAACCTTTGCAGGTGCTCCGTATGTCGATGGCATATTTTCGATAAGTGATTTATAATCATTCAAAGTTACCGCTCTGTTTTGTGCTGCAAAATTGTAAGTAATCATATTCCTGATTTCTTCAATGGATGGGGCATTTGCTCCACCGATTGCGGGTGTAATATTTGTAACTGTTAATGATTGATATACTTTATCATTAACTGCCGTGTTCGGGCCATTTATTGCAAAATCAATTGAATCCACAGATGTAATTACATTTACCCCCGTATTAGAATCTTTACCACCACCAATCCTATATTTGATGAATAATGTTGTGTTTGCTTTAGGCACATTACCTAATGACATATTATTCAGGAATGTTGCAAGATTAACTTTCATTGTTCCTGTCATATAATTGTCCAAATTATCCATTGGGTCAACATTACCCGAGCCAAATGTAACCGAAAAATACCCTTCAGGTGAATATTCGGTGATAAATTTATTCGTTACTGGTAGGTAATTCCCCGCGATGAAATTATCATCATCAGAAATTGCTGTCGGGTCGTCAACAAAAACCTTATCCTCAATTAACGATTTTACTTCATACCACTTATTCGTTGGGTCTAAAAACTCAGCATAGGTTGGATTTGAACCATAATTTGTTCCGTCTTTATGTATTATCGCTGTTACCCCTAAAATATTTTTTTCAGGTAAATAAAGTTTCAAAAATGGTTTCTGGTCTAATTCGGTAATAACTCTTCTGTATATTTTAGTAACACCATTAACAACTGCTTCTCTCTTTGTAATCGTGTAAGAAATTAATTTATTGTTATTATCAAAATTTGGAATTTTTAATCTATTTGGTTCACCTTTTTTATTAAATGGACTAGAAAAATCAATATCATCAATAGTTTCAAAAATTTGACCGCCACCAGATACCTGCGCTCCCGACCTTAATAATCCTTCATATCTTTCATCGTCTTTATCCCCTCTTACTGGTACATTAATACTAAAATCACACAATGCAATTGATGGTCTTAACCCCGGAATTCGTAATCCATATGTTTTTGCTATATGAAATAACGATTGTCTTTGTTGCGCAAAATCCAACATCGTTTCCTGCCATACCCTGTCGATATGAAAATGTAAATTGTCCGAAATTGCCGCGTTCATATCCAACAATACTGAATAGATTGAAGCATCATTGAAATTTGAAATTAAATCAGGGTAATATTGTTTGGTCATATTGACCAATTCGTCCCTTAAACTTGCAAAGTCTCTTACTGCGTATGAAACTGATTTTCCCATATTATATGTTAATAATTATAAAGTCGGATGTTGAAAACGCTCCGTTATTTACTGTGTAGTCAATTTTAACGACTGCGGTGTATGGTCTTGCTGGCTCTGATGTATATCTAAACAATCTTTCGTCTTCATCATCACTAATTGTCCTAACCCTATCAGGATCATTCTCTGCTGATACAATTTCAATACTATTGATGTCCAAATTCGGGATATATTTCTTAACTGCGTCCCTTATTTCTTCTTCAATATGTCCATATGAAACATTATCATTCATTTCAAAAATATATTCATATAATCGTGTTCCGAAATCGGGTAAATAATATCTACTACCTTTTCTAGTTAACAGTAAATGAATTAAATTTGCCCTAACTTCTCGTTCAGGGGTAGATGTCATTTTTAAATAATTACCAATCGCACTATCACGAAATGGAAATTCAATACCATAAGTTGCCATACTAATAAATATATTAAATAATTTTTATGAAATCATCAAAGTCTTCATCAAGAAGAAAAATATAGTTGTATCCTTTTATTTCAACAGATTCTTTTTTAGCGTTTATAACATCAATCCCACCCTGTTTATTCATCCAATATGTTGACTTAATTTCGATAATAAACTTATCTTTAAATTTAAAATCGGGTAGATGCCATTTTCCATAATTTTTGTTGATATACTTAAATGTTGGTGAATTACTGATATACATTAATATATTCTTTTTTTCACAAAACTCTAAAAATTTTAATTCATATTTTGATTGATAATATAATTTTGTATCTTTATATCGTTTAATCGTATGGTTAGTTAAAATATTTTGATTATATTTACACATATTTTTTGATGAAAGTTCCCTAAATTCTTTGGTTTTTGAGTAATGATTGACGCCGTATCTCTTTATTAATGTTGCTTTTTGTTTTTCTCTTATATTTGGTAACATCTGGGGATATTCCACACCGTATTTAATAATGTTGTTACTAGTCATTTTATTTAATAGTATATTAGATTGTAGTGGGTGTTCGACACCATATTTTTTTATTAAAGACAATTTCAATTTTTGTTTTATATTGGGTAACTGAAAAACATTATCTACATTATATTTTTTATTAACAGTATTCTTTACTTTATTCTGATTCCAATTATTCGGATGACATTTAAATGAACAATATTTATTTGGCTTTCCTCTGTGAAATTTTACGATTTCATCACATTCAGGATTTTGGCATTTAGGATGACCATATAATTCTATGTACATCATTTCTTGCCATTCAAATTTTTCGTGACCTAACGCATATTTACTAAACTTTCCTCTATTAAAATACGGCCTTTCATCGCATAATCCACATTTACATTTGGGCTCGATATTATTTAATACTGTTTTCACATAATAATCTTCCATTGATAACTGATGTATCAATTTTAAATGCTTGGTTAAATCTCCACCGAGATTATTTTTAAACTCAAGTTCACATATTTCACATTTAATCATAAAAAATCCTCTGATATTATAATAAATATCAGAGGATGTTTGAAAAGTTAAAATTGTGGAAATATTTATTGACACTTTGAAAGGCCACAAGCAGAACATATAAGACACCCCTCTTTGAATTCGAGTTCTTCACTACCACATTCAAGACATCTACCCCTTGCTTTTTCCCCATCTTTGATATACTTCTTAATGGTTCTTTCTACACCATTTTTCCAAGTGTTGATGTAATCTTCCTTGAAATTTAATGAGTGTATTAGTTCATAAACCTTTATCATCGGCATCCCGTGCCTTAAAATTCCAGATATCAACTTAGCATAGTTCCAAAATTCGGGATTAAAAGCGTGATTTAAACCGGTATGAATTTGTTTTTCCCCATCTGAATCAATATATTCAATATCGTACCTTTTCTTCTTTATCTTTTCACCCTTATCATTTAATTCTTCGGTTTCAACCATATTTTGAACAACATCGCACTCCTTTATCGATAATGGTAAATTACTTAATCCGTTCTCGAGTTTACCTGTGAAAATTTCATATGGACGACCCTTCAATAATCCAACGACTGCAATCCATTTCTCTGAATTGTTTTGGAATCTATGAATTTCACCCTTTAATCTTTTTGGTCTTTTTGGCGCGTGATTTTCATATAATTC